CTACTAATCCAAGAGGAAATACAAAAAGAGAACCAATGAAAAGCGGTGGTAGTACTGGTTTGTGGGATAATATAAATAATCGTAAAAAATTAGGTATTTCTAGAAGTAAAAAAAATTCTACGATATCGGATAAAGCATATAAAAATATGCAAGCTGGGTTTAAAAAGAAGAAAAAGAAAAAAGAAAAAAAAACAACATAATGGCTACTCCAGCTTGGACTAAAAAAGAAGGTAAAAATCCAAAAGGTGGTTTAAATGCTAAGGGTAGAGCTAGTTATAAAAAAGGTACTTTAAAAGCACCTAGTAAAGTGGTAGGTAATAAAAGAAGAGCTTCTTTTTGTGCAAGAATGACTGGTATGAAAAAGAAACTAACATCTGCTAAAACGGCCAGAGACCCTAATAGTAGAATTAATAAGTCTCTGCGAGCATGGAACTGCTAGAAAGATAAAAATGGAAGACATACAACTAATACAAAAGTTACAAAAAATACTAAATGATGATCTACATTCTATTGGTAATGCACTTTTGTCAGGAGGACTTGACAAAATAGAAAATTACAAGTATTTAGTAGGTCAAGCACATACTATTCAAAAAACATTACAGGAAATCTCTAACCTGCTACAACCTAAGGAGCAAAAAAATGAGCAAGGAACAGTTATCGACCTCGGACAAGCAAGAACCAAATCAAGTACCTAAAATTAAATTAGCTTTACAAGAAAAATACGAAGAAGAAGCTAAAAAAGAAAAATTAAAATCAATAGACACAAAGCCACCATTAAATCCTGATAATATTGGGGACACTCATTCCGAAAATGAATTGCCTGAACCCACTGGTTATAGGATTTTAGTTTTACCTTTTACACCAAAAGAAAAAACTAAAGGTGGAATATTATTTTCTCAAGAAACTTTAGACAAAGCAAGAATAGCTACAACATGTGGTTATGTTTTAAAGATGGGAGATTTAGCATACAAGGATACAAATAAATTTGGTAAGCCTTGGTGCAAAAAAGGAGATTGGGTTATCTTTGCTCGTTATGCGGGTTCAAGATTGCCAATTGAAGGTGGAGAAGTGCGAATACTTAATGATGATGAAGTGATAGGAACTATAAAAGATCCTGAATCAGTTCTTCATGTAATATAAACCCATAGGAAGGAACTATGCCAGAAATAGATGAAACAAGAAAAGATCTAGTTGATGTAGGCGAAGAAGAAGGTGCTGAAATTAACTTAGACGAAAAAGGCAACCCGGAAAAACCGGAAGTTGTTGTTGAAGAAAAAATAGAAGTTGAAGAGGTTAAAGAAGAACCTATTGAGACTAAAAAAGAAACTATTGTAGCGGAAGAAAAAAAACCAGACGAGCTTAAAGAATATAGTGAAGGAGTTCAAAAAAGAATTGCTAAACTAACTCGTAAAATGAGAGAAGCTGAAAGACAAAAAGAAGAAGCTTTAACTTATGCTCACAGTGTTAAATCTCAAAAAGAACAAGCTGAAAAAAGATTATCTAAATTAGATAAATCTTATGTTTCTGAATTTGAAAGTAGAGTTAAAACTAATTTAGCAGCAGCTAAACTAGCTCTTAAAAATGCAATTGAATCTCAAAACGTAGAAGCACAAATATCTGCACAAGAACAGTTAGCAACTCTATCTGTAGAAAATGCAAGATTAAGTTCTATGAAATCAGCTGAAAAAGAAACTGTTGTAGAAAAAGAAGTAAATATAACACCTCAAAGACCTTCAGCTAGTGTTCAATCTGATCCTAGAGCGGAAGAGTGGGCAACTAAAAATAGTTGGTTTGGTAATAATTCAGCTATGACTTATACGGCTTTTGACATACATAAAAAGCTTGTAGAAGAAGAAGGATATGACCCTAAATCTGACGAATATTATAAAGAAGTTGATTCAAGAATAAGACTTGAATTTCCACATAAATTTGATAAGATAGAAGGTAATACTACAGAAAGAGCAAAACCTGCTCAAAATGTAGCTTCAGCTAGACGTTCAGCTTCAACAGGACGCAAGAAAACTGTGACTCTCTCGCCGTCACAGGTAGCAATTGCTAAAAGATTAGGCGTGCCGCTAGAAGATTATGCAAAACAAAAACAACTCACGGAAGGAAATTAAGCATATGGAAAACGAAAAAATAAAGACTTCACGTGCGAGCCAAACAAGAGAAAAAACTAAGGTGAAAAAACCTTGGGCTCCACCCTCATCACTTGATGCACCACCTGCGCCAGACGGATATCGTCACCAGTGGATAAGAGCAGAAACTATGGGCTATAACGACACAAAGAACATAGCTGCTCAATTAAGATCGGGATTTGAATTAGTTAGATCTGATGCATACCCTGATGGAGATTATCCAGTGGAAACAGAAGGCAAATACGCAGGAGTCATAGGAGTAGGAGGCTTATTGCTGGCTAAGATACCAGAAGAGACCGCGCTTCAAATAGAAGCTTATTACGATAGGCAGACAAAAGAAAAAGACGAAGCAATTAATAACGATCTCATGAAGGAACAGCATTCAAGTATGCCAATCAATCAAGAGAGGCAGACTCGTGTAACTTTTGGTGGTACAAAGAAATAACTATTCATTTAGTAATTCCTCCCACTAATTTAACTTAACAAAGGAAAAGAACATGGCAAATAGAACAGGAGGCTTCGGCCTTAGACAGACTATGACAGTTGGTAATACTCCAGCTACAGGTGGTCAGTCGGAATATCTAGTACAGCCCCTTAGCACTCTTCCAAATGCAATACTCAAAGGTGAACCCGTTGGAACACAAACAACTGCTGGCGCTCATGGCGCAACAGTTGGTTACATCCAATCGCAAACTTTTGCAGGTGCAAATGATGATACAGCTACAGGTGCCGCATGGACAACTGCATTAGCAGCGTCTGTCGGTGTCTTTAATGGTGGGTATTGGATAGATCCAGTAACAAGTACACCTACTTGGAGTAATTTTATTCCAGGTGGACAAACATCGGGTGTTGATTACAACACAGGATCTTCAAACATCTTGGCGTTCGTAAATGACAACCCTAATCAAGAGTACACAGTTAAGTGTGATAGCGTAATTACCAATGCAATTTTTGGAACAGGCGCTTATAACTTAGCCGTTGGTACCGGTTTAAATAATAACGGACAATCCGTTCTTAAATTAGACACAGGTGCTGCCGTTGCAAATGCAATGTGGACAGTAGTTAGATCTGCTAACACTCCGGAAAATAATGACTTCAGCGTTGCAAATGCCAACGTTATTGTTACTTATGCTCCAGGTGCGAGCAAATACGCTTAATAACAAATAGGAGAAAATAAACATGGCAATATCAAGAGCACAACTAGTTAAAGAACTAGAGCCAGGTCTAAATGCACTATTTGGACTTGAGTACAAACAATATGTAAACGAAGCAGCGGAAATTTTCGATACAGAATCATCAGACAGAGCTTTTGAAGAAGAAGTAATGTTAAGTGGTTTCGGAAATGCAGCAGTTAAACCTGAAGGCCAAGGCATTCAGTTCGACGATGCACAAGAAACTTTCACTGCTAGATACACTAACGAGACAATCGCATTAGCGTTTGCAATCACAGAAGAAGCTATTGAAGATAACTTGTATGACAGACTTGCGTCTAGATATACAAAAGCTTTAGCAAGATCTATGGCAAACACTAAACAGGTAAAAGGCGCAGGCGTACTAAATAATGGTTTCGCAGCAGCTTTTGCTGGTGGTGACGGTCAACCGTTATTTTCTAATGCACACCCAACATTAGCTGGAACTTTCAGCAACATGTTAGCAACTGCAGCGGATCTTAACGAGACTTCTTTAGAGCAATCTCTAATTAACATCGCAGCGATGACAGATGAAAGAGGCCTATTGATAGCGGCTAGAGGAATGAAATTAGTAATTCCTTCTGCTCTTCAATTTACTGCCGACAGATTGATGAAATCTGAAGGACAGACAGGAACAGCTGATAATGACATCAACGCTATTAAAAATATGGGAATGATACCTCAAGGGTATACTGTTAACCATTATTTAACTAGCGCAAGAAGATGGTTCATTAAAACAGATGTACCTAATGGTCTTAAACATTTCAACAGATCACCTATCAAAACGACTATGGAAGGTGACTTTGATACTGGTAACGTAAGATACAAAGCTAGAGAAAGATACGTTTTTGGATTCTCGGATCCAAGAGGTGCTTTCGGTTCAGGCGCGTTATAATCGTTATAATCATTAAGATTATTTAATTAAAAAGGGGGTGCAAACCCCCTTTTTTTATGTTACAAGAAAGTAGAAATCATGAAAAAATTCTTAGTTAACATCAGAGCATATGGATATCATGCGCGTTTAGACGTAACGTGTGAAGATACAGCTGAAGCTATAGAAAATTCTATAGTTGACAAACTAGGAG